GGCGTATCTGTCGAATTCAGAAGCAGAGATGGACGTACCACCGTTACCTGTGTAATAGAGATAGTCGATAAATGCGTCCATTCCTGTTTCCTGTTATTTCTTGATTGGCCTCTTCGGCGCTGCGGGTTTTGGCTGCTCTGTCTCTTTGGGCTTTTCAACCTGTTTGGGTTCAGAAACTTCGATACGTCCGATAGTGTGCGCCATCAGTCACCTTTTAGGCCTTGTTGTGCAAATAGATGCCCTTGACCTTGTTTTCGTAAACATCGGCGAGACCATAAGCCCGGTAATTGAACTTCCAGCCATCAGCATCCTGAACAACATCTGGAGAGAAAATCTTTGCAACAGTATGCTTGGTGAACTGGAGTAAAGCAGGCTTGTGGATGATCATGAAATTGATGTCTTTGCCGGATACTGCATTTTTGACGTATCCGCCTGCTTCTTCGCCCGAAGTAGTACCGTCATACTGGTCGATCACGGTGTAAAAACGCGCCTGTGGCACTTTGGTAACACCCGCAAATGTAGCGAGTACCTCTCGGGATTTGGTGGTATCCAACGCCATGACCGCATTGATCAGGGTTGGGGTTGCGAACAAATAGCGCTCAGATTCGGGCACTTCAGCATCGTCCATCACGCCGGTAGCGGTGATCAGAGCCGTTAGGAAGGCTGCACCATCTGCGAGCGTAGCTGGGGTCGCAGCTGTGCCGGCAAGTCCGGCATAAGTAGCAAACCGAAAAGCGTCCAGCTCGGGTACAACCTTAGTACGAACAAACTCGGAAGCAACCAACGGAAACCGTTGAATAGCTTCTTCTACGTCCATAGCATCAACCAGGAGAGTCCGACCGCGGTCAAAATTGAACTTGACGGTCTCCATGACCAGCCCCACGTTACCAGCAACGTATTTTCCTCCGCCGGCGCGATCAATGTCAGCCAGGCCATCCAGGCTCAGTTTCGGGATCACGATCTCGTTGGTGTTGGCGCCTTGCTTCGCGAGCGCGGAGTTAGATTCCAAAACTGATGTTTTGGATTCAAGTCGGTAGACCTCATCCAGTGCATCGATGTATTTCTTAAAAAGGGCAATTGTGTTAGCCATTTAATCCTCAATCTTTCTTTTTAGGTGGCAGCCCCATCAGTGCGCGGTCTTTCTCAGTCAGTTCCAGATCATCACCTTTTTTCAAGGGGCTGTGCTTCGTTCCCTCAACCTCGACAGTCTTGGGCTCGGTAAATTTTTTGTTCTCTTCCAGGAATTTCTTGAGATTTGTCTCAAAATCCCCGTCCATCTTCCCAACTTTATAGATGACATAATCCGCATCTTCAGCGTTCACGCCCGCCTTGATTACTGCAAGCTCGCGTTGGAGCTCAGTATTGCGGGCAGCTGTCGCCTGGTATTCTTTTTCCCGTTCAGCGGCTTTCTCCGCCTCGGTCTGTTGAGATTTCTGCCATTCCTCGAAGGCTTTCAGCTTGTCCGGGGGTGGCATCTTAGCGCGTTCTCGTGCCAGTCTGTCAGCAATCACCTTGTCAAGCTCTGCCTGGGTGAACGTCTTTTCCGACTTTTCAGCCGTAGAATTGTCCTCGTTCTGAGTAGTAGTGTCCTGATCTTTATCAGTAGTGTTGGCTTCTTCTGCCATGGTATTCCTCCGTATGTTGCTCGTCAGCATGTTATTTTTTGCAAACAAAAAACGCCGGATGTTGATCACCTTTTCAGGATCACAACTCCGGCGCTAATGCTGCTCGTGAGTTAGGGCAAGAGCCCTATTCAATTACAAAATAAGTATACCATATTTTTGGAATTGCAAGTCAATTAAAGCAAAACGCCCCTGTGTTAGAGGCGTTTGCTCATAGCTTAGTGGATTGGTTCATTCGCAACGGTGTACCTGTATTATACTCCGGTTCCTTTGCTTGTTCTCGCTGACTACAACACAATTATCAAAAATTCTCACCAATAAAATCCATAATATCTTCACCGATGAAAACCCGATCTTTTTCCTCCGGTTCACCATCAGGGTCAAAACCACCAATTAAATAATCAGATACAGCATCTGACACAGCCAAAAACTCTTCATCAGAAAGCAGCGACAAATCACTGGTCACCACAAAAGGTAACCCCAATTTGTTGATGTAATTAACTTGTTCATTACTTAAAAGTGGCTTACTTTCCATATTTTCTCAAATCTCGTTTTCCAGTTTTCCAAACAGTTATCAACTTACCTGTTTCTGGATTCATATTTATTGTAGCACGGACTCCAATAATTTGTTGGCTAAGTCCTTTGTCATCTATTCGTGTTTTTCCAATGCTAATTGGATTTGCTATCGCATCCAAAATGTCCTCCAATGAAACACCTCTCCTAATTAGTCGTTCGGCAAAATGATCGCCAACCTGCTTTATAACAATATTATTTTTTGTCACTAATCCAACAAGATTTTTCTCTGCAAACTGACGCATATCCTTCACCGCCCTAAACCCACTCACACTCATGCGATCCAAAGCTGGCGGCGTTTTGAAGGTGTTCGTAATTTCGCTGTACTTCTGTTTCAGCTGATTTATCCGCAATTGCTCAGCGCGTCGTGTCAGATCGTCCCCGGATGCCTTCGCAATGATCGCTCGGTCCTTACTTTGCCTTACTGAGGTCTCAATGCGTCTCTGCAGCTGCGTTGCTTCATAACGTGTATATTGCTTGCCCTCGAATTCGATCTTTTCTGTCGATTGGGCGATCATCGCTTGCCGTTCATCCTCAGTATAGAGAGGTTCACTGAGGCCTAAAATAATTGGGTAGTACGTATGCCGGCAATTCCATTGACCAAACTGTCGCGGCAAGCTGTTTTGAATATCCTCAAATTCCTTGTTTGTAAATTGCCTTCCCTGATATGGAAGATGATCCTCCGCGCAGTAGTTGTGAGCGTCAATTTCCACGCCATCCGCGCCAAATTCTTCACCCGTGCGCATTGAAACTTCGTGAGCGATATCCTTCACGCCATCAAGGACGTTTTGACGCAGGGCGCTATCAAGCCGTCTCGAGTATCCACTTTCGTAATCAATTACCCTGATCCCGCTGTCAGCAGTTTGTTTGAGAGCGTTTCTTATTGCACTTGAATAATCTCTGTTACCTGTTGCTACCTCCGCGATCGCCTGATCAACAAGGTTATGGTAATGGGTTTTGAAGCCGTTATATTTTACAGTTCCGTCCAGATCCATTACCCTGAATCCAATAGCAGCCGTATTACTGAGGTTCATGAAGGTATTTTTCGTATTGCTTGCCGTGGCGTTCACGAAATTCACAATCGCTCTCTGCTGTTCAATGGGTATTTGCGTCAATCCTTTTGCCGCATAAAACTTGTTTGTACTTTCGTAGAATAACTTCGCTGCCTGTGAAAACACTTCCCCAGCTGTGGCGGTTGACCGGTCGAGCTCTTTCAGAATTTTCAAAAAAAGTTCATCTGCTTCTCTATCCACCTCTGTAAGCAATAAAAAGCGGTCAAATCCGCCGCTTTGTGCCAGTGCGACCCTTTTACCGAGTGCCCGGAGAATATCGGAATTCAGCCGGGCTATACCTTTACTGGCTTCCTTTGCGAGATCGTCGAGGTGATAAAGAGAAAACATCCTTACTCAGTGGGCTCTTCCAACAGATTAGTTAGCATCGGTGTTTCTTCTCTTATTGCCTGGATGGCTTTAGCCGCTTCTTCGTCTGATTCACCCATAAAACGCTTACGATATTCAGCCTTCGACCTCAACCCCTGGGCGACCTCTTCCTGCCACACTTTTCGCTCAGTATATTCATCCGTGATATAGGAATCATCGGCAATTACCCGCACATCTTCCTCGTACTTGACGCCCGGAATGTGAAGAATATTCTCCCCAATCCATAACACCGCTTCTATGATCTGTTTCAAGGCTGCTTCAATCCCGATCATTTCACGGGCCACATTGCGGACTAAGCCTTGTTTGGAGCCGGTGTATTCCGTCGCAGTCTTCACCATCCCATCTTCATCGAGTTTGTAGAATCCCTTACCAAGGCCGATCTTGAACGAGAAAATATCCAACATCCGCTGGACCCCGTTGGCGTTTTCTTCGACGCGCAATTGCGGATTGTATTCCTCCAACAGCGAATTCTCAGACTTCAAGCGATTGCCCACATTGATAAACAGCGAATCGCCCATCATTTGCGGGGCAATGAACCGCCCCTGATCATCGTTGGCAAACAAAGTGCTGTTCATAAACACCATTTTGCGGCCTAAAGTGAAGTCAACAATGAAGTTATCAAAGGCAGTATCAAGCCCCTTGAGAATGTCCTCGTTGCCGTCAAGAATGCCGCACCCAAATGGACCACCCGGGTCATAGCGGTTGTAGCCGGCTTTTCTGATTACCGAGAACCATGGAATCGGGCTGCCAGTGCAAACAACGACCGGTTCACCAATTACCTTGCCTTCATTATCAATTGTGAAGTAGGTAATCGTATAAAAATTACCCTCCAACAGATGCATACTCACATCGTAGTTCTTTTTCCCATCACCGATACTTTTCTCGGAGACGAATGCCACTTCCTTGACAATGCCATTGCGGTGACTAATGGGAATAATCTGATCGCCGGATAGATAATTGATACCAATGTCTTTGCCGCTCAGTAGTTGGCCACTGTCAGCAACCACCGTGCCGCCCTCAATATATGCCTCAAACGCTGCGGTCCCAGCCCAACGGGATACCATGATCAGTTCGTTTGCGTTTCTCCGGAAGTCATTGTCTCCCAGTATGCCGCCATTGCCATCATCACCCTGGAGCCATACCTCAGCGGTTTTGTTGGATGTTTCAAAACGTGTCAACTCATTGAGTAACAATGAAGCCCAATCCTCGCAGGCGCGTTTGAACATGTCC